GATGGGGTCCCGTTCTCTGCGGCCTTGAAAGCGCCGGTAGTTCCCATGTGCGTCTTTGCATCCGCCATTTACCCATGGGGTGACACCCTCCGTGATGATTTCGGTGGGGACCAGCAGGGGCAGCTCTTTGAGCCACAGGCATGTCCGCTTTGTGTACGGGTGCCCAAACTGCCACGGCTGTATTGCTTGGGTGTAGGGCGGTAGCTCCACGATTTTCAAAGGAGTGGGGTTTTCCACGGCGATCTTTGCACAGTCGGCGCTCAGAAAGCTCATAAAGAAAGCCTTGGCCTCCATTGCTTTGGCGTATCGCTCCGCCACAATTTCACCCTTTACCCTCATGCGGACGGCGCTGGCGTTGGTCAGATAGGTGCACGGTGGGAAAGCAATGAGCATGTCCCACCGCCCCAGCACATAATGTGCGGAGCCGTCACAGGTCTTGAAAAAGCAGTAGCCATTGAGCAGAGGGAGCACATCTTGCTGGATATGCCACTCAGGGTGGCCGCCGGAGCATGGGATGAGGTCACAACTATATGCCTCATGGCCCAGCTTTCGCAAAGCTATGGTGACCGCCTGGCTTTCCTCGCAGGCAACAAGGATTTGCATAAAAGCCTCCCTCAGCCCACCACCGCATTGGTAGCGGGGGGGGCTCGTCAGTTATTTAGTCTTTCTTGAAAAATGTGCCCACCCAGCCATCAGCGTTGAGCGGCAGATCAGTGGCCCACGGGATGGGCTGGCGCATGATGTTGACCACCGTGTCCAGCATGGTGTCCTCATCAGCCCAGGGGGCAATGTCAATGACCACCTCATCATGGATGTGGAACACCACCGGCAGGCCGGATGCCTCCAGGCGCTCAATGGTGTCCGCCAGACAGTCACGGGCAATGGCCTGGACGCAGTTTTCCACCAGCTTGCCGCCGTAGGTTTCGATGCGTTTCCACCGTTTGGTTTTCTGGTCCATGCCCATGTAGGAGATGGAGGGATTGCCCCATTGGTTTTCACCAATGCCGGGGCTCACATAGTAGAGCTTGCGGCCAGAGGGGAGCTGAATGGTGAAACAGTCGGTGCCCTGGTTGTAGTCATACTCACGGGCCAGCAGCAGGCCATTGATGCCCACACTGCCGCCCTGGGTGATGACCTGCACAGCGGCATTGTCCATGGAATACCACAGGTCACGGATGCGCTTGTTGGCCTCACGCCAGCGGCTCACGATGTCCGGCAGGTCCTCCTCTGGGATGCCCATGTCCAGGGCCCCCATGTTGATGAGTGCGCCGGTGCTGCCCTGGTAGCCCAGGGCCAGCTCCGCCACCTTGCCCTTTTGCCGGAGTGCATACTCTGGATTGCCCTTTTTGATGAGCTCAATGGGCACGCCGAACATCTGAGAGGCAGAGGCCTCATAGATTTTGCCGTGGGTGCGGAACACCTCCAGCCGCCATTGCTCACCGGCCAGCCAGGAGATGACACGGGCCTCAATGGCCGAAAAGTCAGCGTCAATGAGGACATGACCCTCCGGGGCCACAAAAGCGGTGCGGATGAGCTGGCTGAGAGTGTCAGGCACGGAGCCATAGATCAGCCGGAGGGCATCCAGCTTGCGGTGCTCCACCAGCTCACGGGCCAGCGGCAGCGGCTCTGTGTAGGTGCGGGGCAAGTTCTGGACCTGCACCAGGCGGCCTGCCCAGCGCCCCGTCCTGTTCGCCCCATAGAATTGGAGCAGCCCACGGACACGGCCATCCGGGCACACAGCGGCCTCAATAGCGTCATACTTTTTGGTGCTGGTCTTGCCCAGCTCTTGGCGTATCTCAAGCATCCGCTGGACCTGGGGGCTGTTGTCCTCCTTGCCCAGCAGGCGGGCCACGGTGTCCTTGCGGAGGTCCGCAAGCTCCTCTCCCATGGCCTCCTGGAGCCATTGCGTGAGCTGTGCCACGCTGTTGGGGTTGTCCAGCTTGGAGATTTTCATAGCCTCCTGGGTGAGGTTTTGGCGGGTCACATTGCCCAGATAGAGGGCACCGCTCACCAGGTCCATGTCCACGGCCACGCCACGGGCATTGATGATGAGGTCCGTTTCCCATTGCTTTTGCACGAAGTCCGGCACCGGGAAAGCGGAGAGCCGCCGCTCAATCTCCATCTCAGTCACAACATCCTGGCGGCAGTATTCTTTGAACAGCTCCCACTTGTCGGTGTCATGCTGGGGCAGGTTGCGGGTGCGGCCTCCATTGGCCTTTGTAGGGGCGCAGGGGATGCAGAAATAGCGGATGAGCGCCTTGCCGATGTTCAGCTTGCGCTTGTCCTCAGCAAGCCCCAGGGCCTTGCCAGTGGCATCCAGGCCTGCTGTGTAGCCACAATAGAGGCCGTGGAACATGGTGCAGCGCCATTGGTCCGGCGGCAGGGTGCCCAAAAACTTGGACAGGCAGCCCCACTCAAAGGGGGCGTTGTATGCGTGCTTGATGTACTCCGGGGAGGTGATGGCCTGGACCAGCCACGGGGGGAGGCGTTCCCCCCGTGCCAGGTCAATGATCTCAACAGGCGCACCATCCACACTGTACGCAAAGAGCAGGATTTCAAAGTCCGGGCTGGAGATGTACTTTTGCGCCCCGGCCTTAGCAATCGGCACGCTTGAATAGGTTTCAAGGTCAATGCTGAGATGGTGCATGGTGTCATCCTTTCTTAGTTGCGGAAAGCCTCATCCGTAGTGTAGAGCTGCATGATGTTCTCCGTGTTCACGCCACGGGCCTCCAGCTCCGCCAGCATGGTATTGAAAAGCGTGGTGCCCTTGACATACTCCACCAGCTCCTCAGCGGAGAGGCTGGTGATGTTGTGGACGGACACCTTACGGATGTCCTCCTTGCGGTTGGCGGTCCACGCCTGGGGCTCCGCAAAGGTGGCGTTCTCAATGTCGGCCACAAGCATGGCCTGCACACGGGCGGGTTTCTGCAAAAGCATCTTGACCGTGTTGAGCAGGTGGCCGGTTTCCATCTCTTTGACCTCAAGGGTCACGCCAAAGGCTCCAATCCAGAGCTGGCCATCAAATCTGGTGTTCATCAGTCGCTCCTCCTTATCACATGGGCTGGCCGGTGATGGGATTGATGCCGCCGGTGGTGGCCCAAGGCACCTGAGCGGCAGGGGCAGCGGGAGCCGCAGGCTGGACACCGTAGGCACCGGGGGTTGCGGGCATCGCCGCACCGTAGGCGGGAGTGGCCGCAGGAGTGCCGCCCAGCCCGGCGAAGTCAGAGGCAGCGGAGGCCTGGCCGCTCAGGGGCTCCCCGTCACGGGTCTTGAGAACATTGCCCAGGCCGCAGCCAATGCCCTTGTTGCCGCTGTTGGAGTAGCCGAAGAAACGGACGGTGACACGGCCATACATGCCGCTGTAAATGTCCGCCGGGGACAGTTCGCAGTTGATGTTGTCGATGCCCACCACCTGGGGCTTGTTCTTGGTAGAGGCGGTCATCACCCAATGGCCCTTGCACTCATCGCCAAAGGGAACACCGGAGGGGCGCACGCCGTCACCATCGTAGATGGGCACCTTGAGCATGGGCGGGCGGGCACCGTTCCACACCTTGGCCAGGGCCTCATTGGCGGCGGCCTGGATGGCAGCGTCAATGTCAGCCTTGGTGGCGGCATCACTCTTGGGGATGAGCAGGGTGACGGAATACTTGGGCTCACCGCCCTGCTGGGCAGCTCTGGGGGTGGTCAGGTTGGCATAGGAGAGGCGGACCTCACCAGTCAGGACTTTCATGGCATCATTCTGATACATAATCTTTTGATCTCCTTTACAGTTAAATTACACTTTGGTGTTTGCATCAGGCTGGGCATCGGCCCAGCAGGTTTGAAGTTTCACCCAGCGCTCATGCCGGGCTTTGGTCCGCTTTACGGCAGCGGTCAGCCGGTTGTTTTCCCGGAGCTTTTGGCGGTCCTCTTTGAGGCGGCTTTTCTTATTGAACACATTGCGCCAGCCGTTCTGATACTCAATGCTGGCCTGTTTCCAGGCCTCTTTGCTTTCAATCACGGCGGCATCCAGGTAGAGGGTCATCTGACGGATGGCTCCCTCATTGCTCCACGGGTCCGCCAGGAGTAGCTTGAAAACCTTGCGGATGTTGGAGAGGGGCATGTCCTCCAGCCGGTCAAAATAGATGTCTGCGTGGTAGTCCCCGGTGTTGATGGTGATGAGCTTGGTGGGGTCTGTGTACTGCGTGCAGCTCTCGCAGACCTCCGGGTCACGGATGACAGCCATACTGCCGCAAGCGTGCTTGCAAAAACGGCCCACGGGGTAGCCCTTTTCCTCATCATCCAGCGGGATGGGAGGTTGCCAAGGGGCAGAATGGGCGCAGGTCTGATACTTACTCACTGGCGGTCACCCCGGCAAAGTCAGCAGCGGCGGGGTTGTAGGCCTCACGCTTGTCCGTGCTGAGGGCCAGCGTGGGCTTGCCCAGGGGCTTGGTCACATAGCCACCGATTTTTTCAGCAAACTCCGCCTTGCCCATCAGTTTCTCCATCTCAGAGAGCGTCTTGGGCTTGCGGTCATAGAGCAGGGCCTCATCATATCCGGCGGCAATGGCAGCTTGGATGGCGGCATCCTGGTCTGTAAAGGTGCGGATGCTCCGGCCAGCCACCAGTTTCCAGCCCTCAATGGGCTTGCCATCCAGTAGGGCCTTGGTGGCGTATTCCTCCAGGTCCTTGTACCAGGCCACCAGCTCCTTGCCACGGATGAGGAGGTCACCGATCTCCTCATCAGAGAGGAGCGGGTGCACCTCATTCCCATGCGGGCCGATGTGGGAAAACTCCTGGGGGGCCATAGCGTCAGGCGGGACGGAGGCGGCGGGCACGCAGTCCTTGAAGTCCTCCAGCGCCGTGTTGGTGTTGGCACGGGCACGGCACTGAGCCTTGCCACGGCAAAAACGGCAGTGGTCACCGGGGACAAACTCACCCAGCCCGGAGAAAGCCTTTTGTGCAATGGGTTTGATGTTCTCGCCCCAGGCCATCAGCTCCTCCACGGTGATAGTGTCGGTGGTGTAGCTGTCAAGGCGGGGCTGGTCAATGGACATGCGGACTTTCTTGATGGCATCGCCGAACACGGGGGCATAGCGCTTGAGAGCACCCAGAGCGTAGAGCCGCATCTGCGGGTTGCCCACGGCGGACACCGGGACACCCTTGCCGTGCTTGTAGTCCGTGATGCTGAGGGTGTCCCCGCCAATCATCACATTGTCACAGGTGCCAAAGCCCTCCGGGACATACTCCCCAAAGTCCACTTGCACCTCCGCTACCACAGTGGGCGTGCTGTCATAGAGCATGGCCTGCTCAATCAGGTGCTCAATGTAGAGGTCACCGGTCTTGTCCATTTCCTCAGAGTAGAGCGGGTCCTTTTTGAGCTTATTGAGGCGGGTGGTGTAGGTGCGGGAGGTCATCACAGTGAATTTCTTGAGGGTCTTGAGCTCACAGATGGAATGGGCCAGGCGGCCCTCCTCCGCATATTCGCTGGTGCGCTCCGGCAGGTGCTCCTCAAAGCGGGGGGCCGCCGTGCATTTCAGCCAGCGGGATGCCGATGAGGCAGAAAGCAGGGCGTGCTTTTCGGGAGGCATAGGGCACCTCCTTAGAGCTGTGCACCCAGCGTCCGCAGTTCGGTGGCAAAGACACCGTACTGGTCCGGCTGGAGCTGGGT